AATGTCGGTGAAGGTCTTTTTTTCTCAGCAGAGGAATGGAAGCGAATAATCATAAAGGCTTTGTTCGGAATGGTCGAGCACAAGAATCTTGATGGGACGGTAGATCTTGCGCCGAGAACGTCAAGCGGTCTGAAAATGTCAGAATACGCTGACCTGATAACATTTACGATTGATTGGGCTGCTCATCATTTTGACGGTGAGATAGCTTTGCAGGTTAAGAAAAAATGATGGATTTAACTAAGCATAAAAATTATAGGAACAAGAAAATAACTTTATCGGCTAGAGGGGAAGATTGCCAGTTTCAATTAGAGGGATGCAGTAATGATACTGAAACAGTCGTTTGGGTGCATAGTGATTATTTAGAGGATGGAAAAGGTAGGGGGTTAAAGTCTCATGATATCTTTGGATTATATGGGTGCTATCATTGCCATATGTGCTATAGTAGAGTAATACCATCCGATTATTCCGATGATGAATTAAGAGATTTATTTCACAGAGGAATGAAAAGGTCGATTATTATTGTACTGAATAAAGGAATAATAAAGTGATAAAAAGAGATAATGCAGCATATTCAAGGTGGGATGCAATGAAGCAGCGCTGTTTAAATAAAAACAATACTAATTATCATCACTATGGTGGTCGTGGTATAAAAATATGTAAAAAATGGCTTGAGTTTGATGGGTTTTTAGAAGATATGGGTAATCCATGCAAAGGAATGACTTTAGATAGAAAGGATAATAGCAAAGGTTATAATCTATCAAATTGCAGATGGGTAACACAGAAAGAACAAATGAATAATACAAGGTCTAACAATGTAGTTACTTATAAAGATAAGACCATGAACGTTTGTCAGTGGGCAGAATATCTGGATGTAAAAGCGAACACTATAATATATAGGCTTAGGAGAAATTGGCCTATAGGTGAGGCGCTAGGAATACTAAAAAGAGTAAACAACATGGACAAAAGAAGGTCTGGCAGACTTCGTGATTGCTTGTTGTGTGGTGGTGAGTTTACGCCAAGAGCATACCAATTAAAAATGGGGCAAGGAAAATATTGCTCTTATTTTTGTGCAAGAAAAAGAAATATGGTCGAGAAATAACGCACATAAAGCTAAATGAGCTTGGATTAATGAAGAAATCAGATATAGGTAAAGTAAAATGAATACTGTTGATAGATATAGAAAATTAATAAAACTTTCGTTAGAGGTTCAGCAGCTTTAAATAATGTCATGGAAGAAATAAAGACATCAGAAATAAGGGACGCTATTAAATGAAACTAACCCTACCATTCCCGATTTCAGTTAACAGTTATTATCGCCACACTCGAAAAGGTGTTGTGTTGTCGGGACGTGGTAGGACTTTTAAGATTGATGTTATGGCGTGCGTTCTGGAGCAAATAGGACTTAAAAAGTCGTTAGAGGGTAGAATTATCATGACTACAGTTCTCTACCCTCCTACGAAAATAGCTAGAGACATAGATAATTACTTAAAAAGTTTGTGTGATTCTTTAGAAAAGGCTGGTGTATTTCTAAACGATAGCCAGATAGACGTGCATCATGTTTATCGAGGTCACGTGGTTCCGAAAGGACGAACAGAGGTGGAGATTAAAGAAGTTGACGGTTATATGTTTGATGAGGCTTATTTAACTAAATTGAGGAGTGGAGATTAAAATAACATGAGATATAAATATATTGATGTAGATAAAATAAAAACCGTAATCTGACCAGAGAATTATTCTGGACTAAGAAAAAAGCAGGGAATTGGGCTGTATAAGATAGTGAGTTATTTCATCTAATAAAAAACCCCGAGGAGATTTGACTCATCACTCGGGGTTTGATAGTGTTGTAACTGAGAGAAACAGCACTGATGGGAAAGAGTATCGTATCTTTTCGGCCTCGAGTCAAGTTCATCAGTCAAGTTATGGGGTCAGACTGGTGCCAGCATTTCAAAAAAGCCAATCAAACAAATTAATAATCAAGCTCTTTGAGGGCGGAGTACACAAAATAAGCTCATTATTGCGTGTAGAAACTGGGAAAGTGGTGACATAAGGTTGCGTTTGTCGATTCGTCCATATACCGGGAATATTGATCCAGATAATTTGATTGTTAATACCAGAGTATCGTTAGATCATTAAGTAGTGCAGGGTTATTATAGTGGTCACCCTAAGCCCTCTAATGAATACTATTGCCAATAAAAGGTGAAAATAATGTATTATTTGTATTTCATTAAAGATGTTCCTATAAAAAACGATAATGGGTTTTGGCATATAAAAATAGGGATCTCGGCTTGTGTTAGAAAAAGGGTTAAGGAATTGCAAGTAGGAAATCCCAGAAAATTAGAAGAAATGTTTTCAATACCATTCCCTTCAAGAAATGAGGCGCAAAAAGCAGAAACTTATTTGCATAGAAAATATAGGCGTAAAAGAGTGCAAGGAGAGTGGTTTAAAAGTGAAATATGCTATAATAAGCTAGTGAAATTAGTAGATCAGTTTTTTGTTAATAATAAAGTAACTGAAATAAATTCAAAAGATTTAGTCAATATATTATCAACAACAAAAACCAAGAAAAAAGAAATAAAGAGGAGTCAGGCAGAATTAAGGCAAAGTTTATTTTGATCTAGGTGCATATAATGAAACAAGTGGCAATAAATGGCGATGAAATAGACTGGATATGTAAGGGCTGTCGTAGAAGTTTATGTTTGTTTAAAAACAATACTGGCTTAGGAAAGAAAGTTAAAAAAGCAATGAATAGACGGTCTAGAGCAGAATCTAGGGTTGAGATAGTAAAGGATATTTTCGAAAATGTTATGTATAAAGGCCACAATTAAGCAGCCTTTAAAATCACGATGTAACTAATGCACCGAATTCAGCATTTTTATCGATCTGGCGTTTAGTGTCAGCAAGCTTAAAGTTTATAAGCTCTATTTGTATTTCGCTGTATTCGATCATTAAATACTTAGCTTTTGTGACGAGCTCTCTGACAGCGTAGGGATCAGCGCAAAAATTATCAATGTGGTGTAGTTTCTTGTTTATTTCGCCAAATATCTCAAATAACTTCTGCTGTAGTTCTGTTTCTTTGCTCATAATCATCCTATAATTGTGTAAGCGAATATCAATATCACTGCGATCATTGAAATCGGGGTTAATAGTTCCATAATTATCTCCATTGTTCGGCCATTGCTTTTGCAATTCCAGTGTAAGTTAATGATCTTAATTTGCCTCTATCCTTGCTCGGCGGTAGTTTGTGTATCCTATTTAATCGTCCAGATACTATATTTGTCGGAATTAGATCAGGTAATCCACGTTTCCATAATCCTGTTTTCTTAGTTTCACCGTGCCCATATTCCCAAGGCTGTATATATTGAGGCTTAGGCATATCAGGTAAAAATGTATTAATTACTCCTATTGGATTTTCAATACATAGTTTATCAACTGGCAGCTCCCATATTCTTCTAATAAAATATATGCCGTTTAATCTGTCTTGTGTATCGGCGTAATGACGGTTCCCTGATACGCATACAGCGGTGCAAGGTGGGTGGGCTATTATCAGGTCATAATCAGATATATTATTTATCTCGAATATTGACCCTTGATAGTGAGGCCCACTTGATTCAGTCGGCAGTATATCGCAGCTAATAGCGTCATAACCTTTATCTATGAATGCATCACGTACTATGCCGGAATACTCACATGCTATTAATATTTTCACAATGACTCTATAAAATATTGAGTCTGATAATCGATTGTAGACGGGTGATTTTTGTTCAGCCTGTCATATAGTGAACTGACTGATATACCTGCCATTTTAGCGATCTGTTTAACGTCATACCTGCTTTTAGCGATCAGACTTTTTATGTAAACAGGATCAGGATTGTGCTTTTTAGGGTTTGGTTTCATTTTTTATCCTATTAAATTTTTAATACTTTTGTAAAAAACTAGCAATGTAAGTGTTAATATAGTTACACCTTTGTTATTAGTGACTAACAAAAAACAAAAGGTAACTACAAATAAAACTGCTTGTGAGAGTAATATAAAATCAATAAAAATTATGTATACTTTGTCCATAGTTTAATTATTCTCACTTTAGTGTTACTGAGCTTGGAGTAAACCAGTCACAAGCATTGCTCTCGTCACTATCATTAGATTGATACCAGTCCGGATAGACGTCCCAAACCACAGAAACATGTGCATCAAACATGGGATCGAATTTGTCAGCGTCATTAAGTTGCTCTTGACTCACTGCTAGTGCTTTATAACAGGCCTCGCCATCTGTGCCGTAATTACTGATTTGAGGTTGATCTAACAGCGCGTACTCAACGCTATTATGCATGATTGATCCGTTTTCTAGATACTCGTTAAATGTTGTCATTTTATCTACCTTTTAATGTTATGAGTTGTGTAAATCTATCATTCAGCCCACTATTTCTAATGAGCTGTAGTTTTTAGTTAGTGAAAACCCATTTCGTTCATTAGCGCTTGATGATATTCAAAAGTATTGTATGGATCGTACAGATCAAGTATATTTTCGTACTGTTCTGCAGTTAATACTTTAGTGCTATTTTTAATCGTAGTTCCGTTTGTTGCTGTTGCGACAATAACTACGTGTTGTTTGTCATCTTGAGCGTTATATACATCTGCACTATATTGTGATGTTCTATGATTTTTATGCGAAAATCTTGTATACATTTCAGAGTTTGTTCTAAAAGTGATTTTTGTTTTTACGCCATTTACTTTTGCTGTTTTCATTTTTTTTCTCTCTGTTGATTAACTTAAACTAAGTATATACGACACACGCAATAAGTCAAGCGACTATCGTAATTAAATTACAATTAGTTTTATCTTTTATATATAGTGCAAAGTCGCGCAGATACACTATAATTAGAGAGTACAGCTTATCCGGCAAAACAGGGGCGAGTCATGCACAGTAAAATATTATTAATCGTATTGTTTTTACTGTCATTTTCTTGTCCCGCCGCCGAACTTAATATTTATTTATTTTAACGGGGAGGGGATCAAGTCGTGTATACTGAGCAAGAAATAATATAGGAATATTGAAAATGAGTAAGCAGTCGTTTATTGGGAATTTAGGACATGGATTATCAGTACAGGCAGGATTTGTGCCTTACCAAGAACTTATACATGTAATCGGACGTAATGAATCAGTGCCAAATGCTGCATGGGAGATCTTAAACGCGGCAGGCATAGACAATTGGAAAATGGCCGCTGCTGAAGTCATTAATGTAAAATTAGGCGGTAATGCGGCAGATACAGCGGCAGGAAACGGCGCTAGGACAATATTAATAGAAGGTTTAGACGCTACAGGTGTCGAAATATCAGAAACAATCACTTTGGCGGGAGCTAGTGCATCAAGTGCTACAACACAGTCATTTTTACGAGTGCTTAACGCTAAAGTCTCAAGTTCCGGTGTTAGATTTGCAACAAACACAGCAGCAATAGTAATAGAAAACGCAAGTAACGAGGAAATTTTACATATAGAAGCCGGAGAGGGTAAAGCAGAATTCAGTGGTTATACCGTCCCGCTCGGGAAAACTGCTTATATTTTAGACTACACTGTTGATGTTGCAGCAGCAAAGCCGGCGAGTTTGCGCTGTATGTATTGCAGCGGGATTTTAACAGCAGCGGCTCCTTTTTCTCCAACAATCCAGGTTGCGTTTATAGATGAGTTGATCGGTCAAGCCGGCGAAAACGGGCATGGTGCATTATTAATTGTTCCCGAGCTGACAGATATTTGGTGGGAAGCATACGGTAAAGGTGCACAAACAGCGGCAGACGTAGATTATGAAATTTTATTGCTGGATAACGCATAGGTGAATCATGGCAGCTAAAAAGAAACAGTCTAAAAAACCAGCGCTTAATCCGAAGCAGACTAGATTTTGTCATGAATATATTGTGGATAGTAACGGAACACAAGCAGCAATAAGGGCCGGATACAGCGAGAAAACATGTAATGAACAAGCGGCTAGAATGTTAGCTAAAGTTAGTATCAAGGATTTAATAGCTAAGTTAACAGAGAAAGCACTAGATAAGACTGAGCTAACAGTAGCGAAAGTGCTTAAAAACATTGAAGAAATGCGGAAAATGGCGACAGGCGATAAGAACTATGGTGGAATGGGCAAAGCAATCGAAATGCAGGCTAAGTTCTTGAAAATGCTGACAGAAAAGACTGAATTAACGGGTGCAAATGGGGGTCCGCTTGAAATTACAGAGCTCAGCGAGCAAGAAAGAGTCAATAGAATTCGTCAACTCACTAGACGAAAGCCAACTTAAAGAGTTGGATCAATTACTTACGGTGGGTATGCCCGTATGGGTTCCAACACCTGGACCACAGCAGCAAGCGATGGATTCCGAGGCCGATATCTTGTTCTATGGCGGTGCAGCCGGTGGTGGTAAGACAGATTTAGCTATCGGGATGGCTATGACAGCTCACAACCGATCAATTATCTATCGTCGTGAGTCTAAGCAGATACTAGCGATTAATGATCGTATAGCTGAGATTAACGGCAGCAAGGATGGGTATAACGGACACGATAAGGTTTGGCGGTTAGATGGTAGACAGCTTGAGCTGGGCGGTGTACAGCACGCAGGCGATGAGAAAGCATTTCAGGGTAGAGCGCATGATCTGAAGGTATTTGACGAAGTCACCCACTTTCTTCAATCTCAGTTCACGTTCTTGTGTGGCTGGCTAAGAACTACTAATAAGGAAATCAGGGAGCGTATAATATGCACGGGAAACCCTCCGACTGATCCGGAGGGCGAGTGGGTAGTTCAGTTTTGGGGTCCGTGGCTTGATCCTGATCACATAAACCCGGCAGAACCGGGTGAATTACGCTGGTATGCTATGCTTGGGGGTAAAGAAACAGCAGTTGATAGCGGCGATGAGTTCGATTACTTTAATAAAGATAAGCAAATAACTGAGCTTATTAAGCCCAAAAGCCGAACATTCATCCCCTCTAAGGTAGGGGATAACCCGTTTTTGGATGGAACAGACTATATATCAACACTACAAGCATTGCCTGAGCCATTACGATCACAAATGTTATATGGCGACTTTAGCGCAGGCAAAGAGGATAACGAGTGGCAAGTAATCCCTACTGAGTGGGTTGAGCTAGCACAAAGACGTTGGAAGCCTGATTGTGATTTGCCAATGGACGCACTAGGCATGGACGTGGCTAGAGGTGGCAAGGATAAGACAGTATTAGCTCCTAGGCATGGTAATTGGTATGCACCTTTGCTTAAGTATCCGGGCAAGGCCACACCCAATGGGCCAATAGCGTCTAGTCTTGCAATAGCAGCAGTTAGAGATGGCGCACCAATACAGATAGATATAATCGGGGTAGGGGCTTCAGCCTATGACCACATGGAATTACTTAATATTAATGTGGTTGCAATGGACTCACGCAACAAGAGCGATGCTAGGGATAAGACACAAAAGCTAGGATTTAACAATAAGCGGTCTGAATGGTGGTGGAAGATGAGAGAATCATTGGACCCTCAATTAGGGGATAACATACAGTTACCGCCTGGACGCACGCTGAAGGTTGATCTATGCACTCCTCGATGGGGTCCATGCGCTCAAGGTATTCAAGTTGAAAGTAAGAAAGATATAGTGAAACGAATTCAGAGATCGCCCGACGAAGGTGACACGGTTGTATATGCAAGAGAATACAATCCAAAAATGGATGGTGACGATAGGTTGCCACGTAACGCACAAGATATTAGTAACCCTTACGAGAAATATAATGGTCAAACTAACGCAATCGAATAGGGGGGTATTATGGCATTTATACCAGCATTAATAGCAGCAATCGGCGCAGGCGCAGCAATACAAAGCGGTGTACAGACTAGAAAAGCCGCTAAGTCACAGAAGAATCAGCTTGCTAGAGAAAAAGCATCAGCAGATAAGCAAATTAATGATGATAAAATCAAACGCAATCTAAGGCTTAAGCGCTCTCAGAATCTTGGGGGTACTCTATTGACGGGCGGGCAAGGTGTTAATGAGACAGGTGCATTGTCGAACAAGAGATTACTAGGGGAGTAACATGCAGCCAGGCGATATTGTATCTCTATACGAGCACTTATATGCTGAGAAAGGCACAGTCAATCGTGTTCTAGACCTTATCTCTAAGTATGTGACTCCAAACAAGCAGAATATTCTCAGCACGAACACGCCCGGCACTAGTTCAACGCTGAATCGATACGATTCGACTGCTGAACATGCAGCAAGGCTATTGGCTAGTTCAATTCAGGGTGCAATGACTCCGCTCAATACGCTTTGGCAGCGATTCAAGACCCCGATTAAAGAACTAAATGAAATGGATGAAGTTCAAGACTGGCTCTATGACTCGTCTGAGCGTATGCATGATGCGTATCGTGCGTCTAATTACTACACAAAGTCACATGAAGCATTGATTGATCTAGTCTCGGCTGGTACTAACTCTTTATTGCAAGAACAAAAGCCCACTGATGAATTCGGTGGTTTCGCAGGTCTCAAGTTCGATACATTCGGGGTTCGAGAATATGTAATTATTGAAGGCCCGGAAGGTACGATAATTGGGGTAATCCGCAAGCTCCGACTCACAGCACAGCAGATTCAGAAGAAGTTGAGCCCTAAACCCGGCTTTATTAGTCTAAGCAAGAACATCATGAAGGCGCTCAAGTCTAAGTCAATGGGTGAGCAGTCTAAGAAATTTGAGATACTGCATGCTATATTGCCACGTGATCATATAGATAAGGGTAAAGCTGGATCAAATGAAATGCCTTACCTGTCTCAGTACATTGCTAAAGACGAACGCTTTATGCTGTCTGATGGGGGTTATCTTGAGTTCCCACTGTCTGTAGCACGCTGGGACAAGCAAAGTGACGACGATGGATGGGGCAGAAGCCCTGCATGGGTAGTATTGCCTGAGATTTTGACGCTTAACAATGTTAAAGAAAAGGGTCTCATTGCTTTGGCTAAGGACGTTTCCCCGCCATTACTCGTAGAACACAAGGGGTTAGTGGGCGGTTTGAGAGTCACACCGAATGCGATTAACGTCTATAGACGTGATAAGGGCAAGCCTGAGTATCTAACGTCAGGTGTTCGTGTGGATATCACACAATTCCGCGAAGAAGAAATCAAGAAGACTATCGAGAAAGCATTTTTCACTGATCAGCTTCAATTGCCTGAAGGCCGGGAAATGACAGCGTATGAGACCTCTGTGCGTGTTCAGCTCATTCAGAGGCTTATCGGTCCAACATTCCACAGACTAACCCACGAATTCTATGACCCACAAGGGCTTAGATCATTCAACATCATGCTTAGGGCTGGTGCATTTAAGCCAATCCCTGAAGTCATGAAACAATATGCTAATCCGAATGGAGAGCTAGACTTCGAAATTGAGTATTTAGGTACGCTGGCAAGGTCTCAGCGACTTGAGGAAGTACAATCAATACAGGCGACCTATCAGGCAGCAGCAGAGATATTTGCAGCTAAGCAGGGTCAATCAGGCGTACTGGATAATCTGGACGATGACGAGGCTATCAGACTTATTGCTAATCAGAGCGGACTACCGGCCAAAGTCTTGAGGGATAAGGAATTAATTCAGCAAGAGCGACAGCAACGGCAGGAACAAGCTCAACAACAAGCCCAGTTAGACCAAGCACAACAAGCAGGAGACGTGGAAAATGTTGCAGCCAAGACAGCAGCTACTCAATAGTTATCATGATTTCGTTAATTATTCAGGTAAGACGGTTTTCGATCACTTGCTTGAAACGTTTGTACTTGAAAGTGATCCAGATAATGAGGCGTGGCTTGAGGATATCCCGCACCCTTATCGCGAGTATGTTAGAAAAGGTCAAAGAATGGTTGTAGAACACATGCGATTATGTGCAATGGCCGCAGAAGAAGATGCACCAGAACCAATAGAATTAACCAAACCCTTAACAGTAGGAGATAAATAATGTCAGAAGCAATACCAGAAGGTACAACTCCTGAAGGCACAGAAGGAACCACTCCGGATCCTACTCCGACCGAGCCTATAGACTGGAAGCTTCAAGTTAACGAAGAATTCAGAGGTGATACAGGCCTTAACGAAATCAAGAGTGTAA